GTTTGACGACGCTAACTAAGGTTTAGACATAGGAGATAAAATTATATGGCACTCGTAACCTCTGGCTCGCTCGCAGCGGCCTACCAGGAGTACTTCTCGAAAGAGTTGCTCCAACGTCAATTGCCCATCCTTCAGATGGAACAATTCGGAATGAAAGCGGCGCTTCCGCGTAAAAACGGAAACAAGCAGATACGCTTTTTTAGATACGACAACCCGAGCATTAGCTCAATCATTGAAGTAACGTCGGAAGGCACAAACCCTGGAAATAACGAACGTCAGTTGACCCTGTCGACTGTACAGGCATCATTGCAACAGTTTGCCAGCTTGGTCAAGCTGTCTGATATCTTGCAAGCCACAAACTTGTTTGATTCCATGGCACAGGCCACGACTCAATTGGCGGAAGATCATGCGTTGCATGCCGACACATTGGTGCACCGTGTGCTCACAACCGGAACTACCTCCGGAACTGGCACTCTGTCCACCTCGGTTCGCTACGCGCAGAACAGCAACTCGACGGCATTCATCGCCGCGACTGCAGCCAACTCGGCCTTCACGGCACTCGACTTGCTCGATTCCGTGACTGCTCTCCGAGTTGACAAGGCTCCTACAATCAAAGGCGGATACGTCCTGGTTGCAGATCCTCGTACTGCTCGTTCGATCCTCAACGATGACGACTATATCCAGGCTCATCGTTACTCTGGCACGGATAGCTTGCTGAAAGGCGAAGTTGGAACGTACTACGGAGTGAAGACTCTGTTGTCGCACAACATTCTGTCCTTCGGTTCTGCTTCTGCTAATGCCATCTCTGGCACTGCAGCTGCATCCTACAACTCCAGCACTGCGCCTTTCTTGGCGAACATTGTGCTCGGCGACCAGGCATTCGGCGTACCTAGCCTCACAGGCGATTCGCCCTATAGCCCCAAGGTCCTAATTGCAGAAGGTCCGGACAAGTCCGACCCTCTGGATTTGGTAACCTCGGTCGCTGTCAAAACGTACTACACCGCGATTCAGTTGAACGGAGCGTTCTACCGAGTCGTGTTTAGCCGTTCTGAAGTCAGCTAATTAAATGGGCGCGATCGTATTAATGATCGGGCCCTCGGCAAAGACTCGGGGAGGCAAAAACCTCCCCGGGTCCGAGCCTAAAAAGAAGGGGTCAAAAATGGCTAACACTGTAAGCATTCCGATCGAAAATCTAACCATTTCGCAAGAGACCGAACAGGCCGAGCCTATGGTTGGCGATATGGTTGAATTGACCGGAGAAGTTGTTGAAATCAAAGAAGGCGTTGCCATGGTTCGCGTAAGCGAGGCGGAAGGAGAGATTGAAAAAGAATCTCCAGAAGCCGAAACCGAGGGCGAACGTCTCAGGAATGAAGCCGTCAAGATGGACGGTGGGGAAATGATGGAAGACTGATGCCACTTTACGAGTACGAAAACAGGGACACCGGGGGCGTTGTAACGCTCGAGCGTCCGGTAGATGAAAGGGACAATGTCCCAAGTAAACTAAAACGACGCAACTTTCCCTCCAGCTTCAGACTTGTTAACTGTGGTTCAGAACCAGCATACCACCCAGCGGCCATGGACGGTCGCAACATTCTTAAAGGTTATCACGCACTAGAACAGAAACTCGGCTCAAGGTTCCGCCCAAGACATAAAGCCGATACAATCAAACAAGTTTGGGCAAAACATAGGAAATTAGATCCATGAGTCAAATTAATATTCGCCGCGAATTGAAAGCAAAAGGCAAGCCTGTTCGGATTAATTCTGGGCTGGAATCCACCGCGATGGAGTTCACAACGACTGCCACGACTGGCACGTTCGTATCCGGAACATCTACTCTCGGAATTACCATCAAGCTAAACGGCACTTCGTACAAGATCCCGGTTTACAGCTAATGTCTGCCGATACAGATAGGTTTGGGGCCAGAAATGGTTTTACAGTAGGCACCACAAGTGTGGCTGGAAGTAGCTATTGGGCGATTCAAATGCTCGCCGATACTACATTCAGCGCCATTTCGGGTAACTATGATGGGACTCTAACTGGCATTACAATTGGATCTGGCAACATCATTTACGGTGAGTTTAACAGCTTTACTGCTGGAACTGGCCGAGTGATTGCCTACAAGGGCTAATTACCTATTAGCAGTCAACCCGCCAAAGGTTCTATCCCTTGGCGGGTGATTGCATTGTAATTTTATGCCAAGATTATCTCTAGGACTAGGAGTGCAAAACATCCGCAAGGTTGGTGGCGGGGCTGCGCCTAGTGGAATTAACGTAGCCACAACAAACGCAATCGTTCTTTCTGGGCTTACTATTGGTTGGGTAGATTTGAACGGAGTTTACACAAAATCTGGAGATCCAACCAATGTAACTGCAGGAGGCGTTGATGGAGAAGCTACTGGAGCAGTATTTTTTAATTCAGGGTATTTTGGTACTAATAAAGATGGTGCGGCGATATGGTATGGCCCAATATTTAACGGGAGTGGCAATGGATGGCAAATAACTTGGTATAATGATAATAGATTTATCCTTGGATCAGTAGTATCTGCAGACACAACAACAGTTCCTGTTTCTGGATATAGCAACGATGGTGGCTATACTGGCACGATAACACTCACCGCCGCTTAACTTTATGCCAAGACTATCTCTAGGACTAGGAGTACAGACGATCCGCAAGGTTGGTGGTGGAGCCGCACCCCAACCAACGGCTGTGCTTATTTCTGGTGCTGGAACAGGATCATCTAATGGTAATTATGTTTGGGATGGGATTGCTTTTTTTAATGGGAAGCGACATTATTTCTCTGATGTCAATACAATTTTTTGGGATGGATCTCAATGGTTGATAGAAGATACCATTTTTGAAGAAAATACATATTCATCTGCTAATTTAATTGCTTGGGCAATAATCGGTGGGGCAGAAGAACCAGCACCAACTGGAACATTGTCTTATTCTTAAAATTATTATTTAATTTACACAATGAACTTTCTCGCCATATCCATTTTCTTCCTTGCCATCGCATCCTGCTCGCCACGCAAGCAGGATAACAATGCTTTACCAGTCTACTCGGACATGGGCGCTGCATCTGACCTTGGGGCTACTAAGCCATGAGCGAAGACCAGGTTTGGAGCATAGAGGTCAAACTGGCCCGGATGGAAGAGCGCCAGGTCCAGTTGTACAAAATGGTCGAGACCAGCTTGTCAAACTACGCGGATGTGGTAAATAGAGTTTCTGCCCTGGAACACCTCCGTTCTAGGGCCTTTGCAATTGCTGGGGTCGCCGGGCTGCTGTTTTCCGTTGCCTGGGACCTAGTTAAAAACAGGATGAACCACTAATGGCAACACTTGGCACACAGACAATTAGCACAAGCTATACCCAGCTCCTAAAGACGTTTGGTAGCAACATTGTCGACAGCACCATGCGAGCCGTTTCTAGTGGAGACGAGGCCGGAGTTTCAGCCCTACAGATATGCACCACAGGGGTCAAGAGCACCGGGACGCTTGCGTGCGATGGAGCATCAACACTTACTGGTGCTGTTACCTTTGGGACAAACATCACAGCTTCAACTGGTACGGCTACGATTGGCACTCTTTCTGTATCCGGCCAGGCGACATTTGGGTCGCACGTCACCATGTCTACCGGGACGGCAACGATTGGGACTGAGTCTGTTGGTTTATCAACAATTGGCACTCTTTCTGTCACAAGCATAGCCACACTCGGATCTGCAAAGATTGGCGCCACAGGACCCACGATAACAAAGGTATCCTACGCAACTGCGTCCTTTGGCTCCGCTGTTGTTGCGGCGCACAGTGCGCCAGACACGACAAACGGAACATTCTTGCTCACCGGAGCCGAGTTGGGGGACATAGTTATCGGATCAATCAATTCGCTCGGATCGACAACAGGGACAACACAGATCGAAACCAGCTTTTTCCCGGTAGCGTCAAACGTTGTAAAATATGTAATTAACAGCAAAGGCGCAACTGCTGGGACAATTCCAGCAGGAACAATCTTCGCAACCGCAATGAGGTTCACAACTTAATATGGCAAACATACTAGATCGCAATACTGATTTTTTAACTAACGGCACGGTCACGTCCGCTGGGTTGCACAACCTTATTGACGACACGAACATTTATGCCGGGCTAATTTCGACCCAGGAAGAGAGGACGTCTGTAGGTACCGGGGATTTATTGCTTATTGCGAATTCGTCAGCGATAGGAAGTCCTCAAATAGCCGCGAACCGGACGACGGTTTACAATTTATTTGAAGATGCGCTGACAAGCGGAACGTATGTAAATGCGAATCTGTCAAACGTTCTAACAGTCGGTACAGTTTCAGCGAATCGCACGATCAGCACAACCGGTACTATCACTACTGGAACGATTCCAAATCTTACTGCTGGTACGACAACTTCAACACTTGGAACAATCACCAATCTATCTTCTGGAACAACAAATTCTACATCTGTAATTGCTACCTCCGGAACGATTGGAACATTTAATTCTACATCTGTAATTGCTACCTCCGGAACGATTGGAACATTTAATTCTACAACCGGAACGATTGGTAATCTTTCAACCACCCTAGCTGGTGACTTCACGATTACGCAAGGAACAGGAACAATCGGAACTTCAAAAGTAACTCCAGCAAATCTTTCGCAACCATTTACAAGGGCAACTGCTGTAGCATCCACAAGCGGAACGGCTATTGACTTTACTGGCATTCCATCTTGGGCAAAGCGGATTACTGTTGCGATCTCTGGACTAAGCGCAAGCGGAACTTCGGCGAATTTGTTGCGGGTTGGAACGTCCTCTGGTTTTGTCACAGATGGCTACACAAGCGGAGTTACAGTCCAGGGCGGTACAAATGCAGTAAATGGAGCAAACAATACAAACGGCTTTAATTTTTCACCCTCGCCAGCAGCCGTATCCGTGGCATGCGGCATGCTCACACTTTTGAATATCTCTGGGAATACATGGGTTCACGCTTCTGTTATTGGTTTTACAAACGATTCATATTCCGCTACTGGAGGTGGTAATATTGCACTAGGCGGAACTCTTGACCGAGTTCGAATTACTACTGTCAACGGAACAGACACATTCGATGCTGGATCAATCAACATTATGTACGAAGGGTAATCCATGATAGCAAGAATTGAATCAAATTGCATAACTGGAGAAGTAAAATACTTTGACGAAAATGAAGTTGAGATTGACCTTAATTCAATTTCTTCAAGCTAAATGACCCTTACTGAAATCGCTCAGTACGCTGGAGAAAAGGTTGGCAAGACCGATGCCGACACGCTTACCTTCTTGCAAAAGTCAGCATCGCTGAATTATCGACGAGTGTGGAACTTCGCCCCATGGCGAGAAAGCATCACAAACTCGACATACTCCGTCTCGACGTCGACCAGGACGGTTACCCTTGGGTCTCTTGTAGAGAACCCTCTTTCGGTAGCTTATGGAGACAGTGAGCTTTTATCTGTAGATCTTCAGACGATTATTAGTCAGGACGCGGACTTGCTTGACTCTGAAAGAACCGGGACTCCAACTCAGTATTATTTCAAGGGCCGAAACACGTCCGGGACAGCCGAGATTGATCTATATCCACTGCTCAACACAACCAGCACAACCACATTGAAGGTGATAGAAAAAGTTACATGCGTTACAAGGCAGAATAATATTGTTGAGTTTCCTCCGAGCGGATCGGCACTTAACGACGAGTTGCGCCTCCCCCACGTCCAGCACGTTGTCTTGGCGCTTACTCATGCCGACGCTCTCGAGCGTGAGCGTCAGTACGCCAAGGCCCAGGCAGTGGTATCGACCGCAAATGCTGACTTGGCGCAGATGGCACAGTACGAGATGAGCCAGGTCGGAGGAATAAAGGTCATCACACCGTCAAGTTTAGGCGAATACAGCATCACAGACATAGGAGTTTAGTCCGTGCCATACTTCCAGGACAATTTGGACGAAGCCTTGTCCTTCGAAGGAATTCGCAATTTTACCGGGGGCCAGGCTAGCGGACTGCAGTCTGATCTGCTTGGTGAAAACCAAGTCCAGCAGTTGTACAATATGACCCTTTCCCCAAAGGGAAATCTTGAGACCAGGGTCGGAACTTCTAGCTTTGCCACCGGGGCGACTAGCGGTACAGGATCTATCGGTGGGATGCGGTACTACGAAACAGGATCTACGTCGCAACTGCTTACCGTGACAAACGGAAGATTCTACAGTATCAATTCAAACGGTAGCGCGACAATACACCCGGCAGATTCAACATGGATCGCAAACACAAGCCTGTTTGGAACGAGTACGCAAAAATGGGCTAGCGGTTATTCTGTTAGTTCTGCCGTCGAAGTGAGCATGGCGCAATTCAATAACAAGATGTACCTGGCCGACGCTGACGGTGATCTGCACTATTGGGACGGAGATATTGTGGTAAGACAGGCCGGAAAGGTCAGAGCAATTACGATAACCAGCGGTGGAACCGGGTATACTAGCGCGACGGCAATTGTGACAGGACCGCAGTGGGGAGGACAATTCCCTACGCTTATTACTCAGGTCGCAGGGGGCGTCGTCACAGGCGTGACCGTCGTCGAGGGAGGATCTGGATATTCCGCAGCCCCAACCGTGACGATTGTTGGGAATGGATCTGGAGCGACAGCAACAGCAACTGTAAGTCCGCCACCTCAAAATCTTAGGCTTTTGATCAATACCGAAAACAGGCTTTTTGGGGTTGGGTCTGGAGATACTAGGAACACGCTTTACGCATCAGACATACTCGACCCAGCGGTGTGGGACCTCACGAACAGCATCGTCGTGAACGGAGACGATGGAGATCAAATCACGGCAATCGTCCCATACTATAAAAACAGAATCATCGTATTTAAGAAACGTCGAGTCTTCCAAGTGGATATTCCAAGCGATGCCACAACGGCGGCCGATTGGGTCGTGTCCATCATATCAAACAACACTGGATGCGTGGCGACTGGGACCGCAGTCCAAGTGAGTAGCGATATCCTGTTTTTGTCTGACAACGGAATTCGATCCTTGGTCCGCTCGGTTGCAGACGACTTTAGCTCAGTAGGTGTACCAATCTCAGAAGTTATCAAAGACGTCATCCAGACCATAAATACTGACTCAATTAGGATTTCTACGGCAATTTATTACGACAATAGATATTTTCTGGCAGTTCCAACAGGATCAAACAATACCAACGACACTCTTATAGTTTACAATACTGTGCTCGGAGCATTTGAGGGCACTTGGAGCCCGAGGATAATGCAGTTTACTCTTACGAATTTCAACCAGGCCGGAACCAGGGCAATGTTCAAGAAGGTAAACGGAGTTATTGAACAGTATGCTGGCTACAAGTCCCCGGCCGGAACAGTCTCGGCAGACTACCAGGATGCCGGAACAAACTACGAGTCCTATGTTCGCACAAAAGATTTTAATTTTGGGGATACGTTTGCTGCCAAATATGGCTCGCATTTCGAGGTCATCTTTGACGACTCCTTCTCTAGCAACGCCAATATCTTTATTCAGAGAGATGTCGACACTGGAGATATTAGCGTTCAGTCCGGGCTAAACATTGCAAGTTCAGTCCTTACCCTTCCGTTTGTTCTTCCCGCGATCCTTCCGACTTCAGTAAAGAAGCGGATTGCAAGCGATCTTCGCAAGTACGAGAAGTGGCGCCTGTTGAATATGAAAATCTCAAGCACCGCAAACAAAATGGCAATTCGTCAAATTATTGCAGCCGCCAACCCGGACACGATCGAGATTCAGAAAGTAATATGACGGCTATAGAATACATTGAGGCGTCCGGTGTGCCGGAAGGAATGTGGCACAACCTAGCTGATTGGTTTAATTGGTTTGAGATGCGGGGCCTAGTAGGAATTGTGAGGGATGGGGATGAGATTGCCGGGCTAGCGCTAGCCAGGTGCCTAAACGATGGGCAAAAGCCTGACCACTATGTACATTCGGAAAATGGTGACAATATTTTTGTTGACTTGACGATATCCTCAAAGGGTGCTATCTCCTTGAGGTGCCTGTTACTGCTCCTTTGGGAGCGATTTGGCATGCGTAAGCGTATTACGTTTAACCGTTCTGGTAAGCCAAGGAGTTACAATTATATGAAATTTATGCGAAAGGCGAGGGTTTAACACCATGGGTTCAGGACCTCGCGTTGCCCAACCACCCGCCCAGCCCGATCCAAGAGAGACGGCGCGGGCTAGTGCAGAGGCGTATAGCATGAATGTTGACACTTACATCGGTAAATTGTCAGAGATGGCTGCTATTGAAAACAGGCTGCGTTCGCAATATACGCCTCAACAACGCGCCCTAGAACGCCAAATGTCAGCATTAGATCAGCAGGCAGGCGTGCAATCTGCTTTGCGGCTAGAACGTCAATATGGTCCACAAAGGACGCTGGAAGGATTACGCAGAGCATATGAACAAAGTCCACAAGCGTATGCTTTGAATCGAGGATTGGGCGACCAAATGACCAGGCAGTTTGCACAGCTTTATGGAACCAGCCCCTACGGATCGGTAGAGCAGAATGTGGCGTTTAACCAACAGCAAGACCCATACGATCCATACTTTACAAATCTACAGCCATCAAAAACACCAAAAGTATAATAAATAGTTATGGCCTTAACATCTCTTTTAGCCGAAGAAATTAAACAAATTACTGGAGGCTTCTATGCCGTAAGTGATGAAAAAATAAATTCTTATGCAGATAAGGTAAATTCATATAGAAATGAAATTGAGGATATTAAAAATGCCCCAGCCAAGACAAACCTAGATGCCACTTGGTATACAAAAGCATATACTCCCCATTTGCCTCCACAAGAGCATTTTGAAGAATTTGGGAGAAAAATGGGTGCTAGCAGAAATGAGGACGAAGAATACATTAAAAATGGGCGGCTTTCGCCGGAGAGAATAGCAAAAATAAGAGAAATTGAGGCAAAGATACCTCCACTTGAGAATTTTCTTCAGCAGATTAAGGTCCCAAGCAATCGGCAGTCAAAAGTTCCGTCCGAATTAGTATTTTCAGCAAAGGATAATTACGCCCAATCTGATTTAACTTCTAAATTAAATTATCAAGTTAGCGATGACCAAATATTAAATGACATTAATGCATCAAAACAAAAAAGACTTTCAAAAATTATTCAAGATGGGAATGCTCAAATTTTGGGGATCAATGAAAGAATCAAATTTGCCGAATCGTTGCTCAACAATATTCCTGCCCAAGATCCATACAGAGCGCAATCAGAAGTTTTTATCAATCAACTAAAAAATGATTTGACTAGCGTAACTGGCGCAGTTGCCGACGCGCAGGATATGCAAAATAATTTCACGCCTATCGCAATGGATAGTCCCGAAGCGCTAAAGGAGATCACATCGTTTAGGTCATTCCTCCAACTTCCAGAAGAACGCGCCTCTCAGCAACTTTATCAGATTGATCCGGATTCTTATCGCACCGCAGTTAGCCTAGGTCAGCAGTATAGGGATATGGCTACTCAGCCGCTTGGGCCAACAACTACTCCCGAGACAGAACAACTCCGAACCGCAATTGAAGAAGAGGCAATGAACCAACTTCGACTTGGGTCGACCATTGGTGCCGAAGAACGTCGCGGATACGAGCAGGCAATTCGCGGAGCTCAGACTGCCAGGGGCAATATTTTCGGTCTTGGACCAGCAGTGCAGGAGGCCGCGCAGATCGGCGCAGCCGGAGAACAACGCAAGCTGGCTAGGTTCGGAGCCGCACAACAGTTCCTGGGTTCTGGCGAAACATCCGGCGCAGCCAGAGCTCGCGATCTATTACTTCGTGAAGGCATCCAACAGAATAGGCTCGGGGCCGCGGCTGGATTCATTGCCGGAGGACCTAGCATTGGAAATTTGGCCCAAGCAAGGACAGCACAACAGCAGGCTGCAATGCAAGGCTACATCCAGGCCAACCAGGCTTTACCAGGTGGATTTAATCAGCAGGCATCTACTGCATCTCCGTTCTTTCAGGCGGTTGATCAAGGCATTCCTGTCGCCCTTACCAGTGAATTCAACAAGCTCTACAATACGCAATCTAATTACCTGGCTAATACTTATGGGGCGCAAGTTGATGCCCAATCTCGCATTTCTGTTGCAAATTCACTTCCCAACTATCTCAGCGCTGGTGCTGACATATTCAAAGGAGTTGGGTCGCTGGGCGGAACAGCAGGAATATTCGCATGCTGGGTGGCTCGCGAGGTTTATGGCGCCGACAATCCTAAGTGGCTTGAATTTAGGGAGTGGATGTTTACGAAGGCATCAGACAACTTGAGGAACTTCTATCTTGAATACGGAGAAAGAATTGCCAAGTCAATACGCAATAAACCCAAAATAAAGGCAATCATCCGGAAGTGGATGGACAGCAAGATAGGATAATATTATGGCAGACAGAATCCAAAGACCATTAGTCACGATGCCCTGGAGCGAAAAGTACTATGCGGACGCAGAAAGGGCTCAGGCTGTTGAAGATGAAGATCGTCAACTTCGCGTTGAAATGCTGAAGCAAAAACTCTATCCAGCAGACACCGCACAAAAGGCAGCGGAAGAATTAATGCAGACCACAGACTCGGCTAGAAGGGCTGCGCTAATGCAAACTCTTTACGAGACAACTGGCACAACCACAATTCCCGGAACTAGCCTGAATGTTCCAGCCGGAACACCGGAAGAGGACCAGTATAACTATCTTGAAGGCATGATGGACAGAGTTGCCAGATACGAAAGAATGGCAGGACTAGAAACTGATCCGATCAAGAGGGACATGAAGATGAAGACGGTCGACATGGCGAAAAAGTCCATTCAGGCTAAGGGCAAGGAATTGACCGCTGCCGATGTCGCTTTCGAGATGAATGCCACCGACGCCTATAGGCTGGCAGACGAACTTGAGGACACGGTTAAGAAATATGGCAATTACGAAATATCAAATCCAGAAGGAAGCGCGGCCCTTCGTCAGAAACCGTATTTCCTTGCAGTGGCTTTAGCTAAGGCGCTTGACCCAGGATCTGTCGCAAGAGAAAGTGAAGTCAAATCATTCCTAGAGACGATGGCATTGGGAACAAGTCCGGTTGAGGTTCCTGGATTTGATCTGCCTATTGCAGGCCCTAGAACTGCGACGACTCTCGAAGGAATTAAGATGCTTAGGGATCGACTTGATATTAAGGCCAACGACTACAAAAGAATTTCCGGCAGGACAATTGAATTGCCAAAGAGGAACAGAGAAGACGCAACCGTTCCAACTCAAGCGCAACAGCCGTACCAGGCGCCAATGCAACAGCAATCGCAACCGATGAGTCCATCAGGATTTGGCGGATACGATCCTCGCACTCGAAGAGTAATCCCAAACCGTTAGTCGGTCATGGCCGACGAAATCATCCGGGATAAACGCGAAGCGGCAAACTATCTGCTTCGCCAGTATCGCGAAAATCCTCAGTTTGAGTTCACGCAGGACGAGGCAAAGATCGTCCACGAATCGTATGAAGGTAAGGTCCGATTCGTAGATTCAAAACCAATATTTGAGGACGAGTTGACTTCTGCTGAATTCATCAGATCTCAAGACGAGTCAGATCCAAACTTTATAGCAAGTGAAGACGAGTTTCTTCTTCTAAGAAAAACCGAGCCTACACTTAGCAAGAAAATTGAAACAGGATACGAGGGCGGGAAAAGAAGCATAGAGGATGCTGCCGGAAGAGCGTTCAGAGAAGTTTCCGAGTATTATAAAAAGCCACCAGAATTTGGCGACGAGATAAAGCCTTTAGCAACCGCAGCCGAGGCCCTAGCCAGAGGCACCATGGATCTTGGCACAACTGCTGCTGGAGCATCTAAATTTATTGAAAAGGCTCCATTCATGGCCGCTGGGGCGCTCGGTCTCCAGGCAGACTACAAATCTTATCTAAACCAAAAGACGATTGACCAGAACTATCAGATGCAGGCAGTTGACAAGATCAACGCCGAAAGGGCTCAAGGTAAAAGCATTATTGGATTGCCGAAGGAGTCATTCATGCCAGGCGTTGCAGAGGCTACATCGATGTTTCTCGACCCCACAACATTTGCCCCATTTATTGGTCCTGGAGCTAAGGCTGCATCCGTCGCATCGAAAGCAAGCAGGGGTTTAAAGGTTGGCACAAAGATTGCCGAAGGAGTTGAAACTGGCGCTAGGGCCGTCGGAAACGTGATTGATCTTGGAGTCGAAAAGGTTGGGCAAGGCATTCAGCGCGTTTTCCCATCAGTATCAGCACCGAAGACTGCCGGAGCTATGGCTGCCGGAGCGGCTGCCGTTGGCATCCCAGGTGCATTTCCAGTTGGAGCCAAGATTGCCGCGACTAGGGCTGGAGCAGAGGTTGTAGAGAAAGGAGCCCAGGCCGCGAGGATTATGGGCGAAGAAGCAATGACAGGACCTTCTCGCATGAACCTTATGCAGAGAGTTGCCAAGAATCAGAAGAATCCAGAATGGTTGCGCCGGGCTGCGAACACATCAATTCTATCGTCTCCAATAACTGCCAAAACTGCTGAACTTGGACTAGACGTGGGAGTTGGATCGGCAAAGGGAACTGTCGTCGGCGCAGGGTTGGGTTACGTTGCGTCGGGTGGCGAAGAAGAGGGAATTGGCGGAGGAATGGCAATTGGATCTAGGATGGGAGCAATTGGAGGAGGATTTAGAGGCATTTCCCAACAGCCAGCTAGAAAAGCCCTAGCAAAGCAGGGTGACGTTAACAGGCTGTTTGCAAAACAAGCCGAGCTTGGGCTGGATGTAGAAAGCATTGCCAACTACATCCGCAAGGACAATCGCCCCTTCCTGGACGCAGCGACTCTTCAAATGATGGACCCAAACGTCCAGATCGAATTCCACAATCGTGAATCTTTTATGAGGCCCGAGAATGCCGGGATCAATGCAGCGGGTGTGGTGAAAGGAGTCCCAGACAAAAGTGGAAAACTTAGGTTGCTGATAAACATGGATGACAAGAGGGCGAGCGGAGACACCTTTCGACATGAGGCAGGGCACGTCATAACCAAGTCTCCAATAATAAATAAATCGGAAGGACGCATGGCAGTCATGGCAGAATATGGTCCTGAAGGTCTTCGCAAAAGAGGCAACGAGTACGCCAGAAAACTGATAGAAGGCGAACGCCAAGGCCGGGGATCTCCTACCGAAACCGAGGTTAGGGCGAAGGTGAACGAGCTTCGCGAGGGATCTCAAAGGGCAGAACCGGGGGCTGGCGACCTAGATTGGATCTCCGACGAAATTCTTGCCGAACAGTTTGTTGGAGAAACCCGAGGAAGAGATCTTGATTCTCTCAGGCGCAAAACTTTTCCTGGCACAGATCTGCTCTCGCTTCAGGAAGGATACCTGGCTCCTGTCGGAAGATTCCTTGCCAGGTTCGGGATCGACACGACCGGGCCTAAACCGACGAATATTGACACGCTTTTCAAGGACAATCCACTGGTTCCGTCAAAGCAATTGCGTGAGCTCACGACAAGATGGTTTCGCGACCGCGACAAGTATCTTGACGGACTAGAGAAGGCAGAGAAGCAGAAGGACGTGACGCTAGTTCCAGGGCCAGGGAACAAAAACCTAGCGAACAATCCAGCGATTCAGTTTACTCGCAATAGAAAGACAAATTTAGAGGAGAACGATTTTGCTGTCAGGTTCCCGGACGGTACCATTCGGGCCAAGGACCCAGCATCGATCCTAGCAGTTGACAAGGCCCGGGTGGCGGACGTTGCCAAAATGTACGATCCCCACGCGGTCCTAGAGCGCGGGAGCCCCGAGTTTGGCGTTAAGATTCAGTCTGACGGCAAACCATACGTCGGTGGAAATACTCTCCCAGAGGGATTCTTCAGTCTCGACAGTTTTAATGATTTTACAAAAGAAGTAGCCAAGGCCCTTCAAGATAGTCGCCGGGATGGTAAGACATATTCTGTCTGGTACCAAAAGGTCGGAACAGGCGAGGATGGTAGCTGGGCTCAGTCTGTTAAGCGCGGGCTAGGCAACATTAAGGTGGGGCAATCCGAGATCGCGTTCCTGGGTTGGCGCTTATCTAAGGCCGGGAACATCCTGGCGCAGGCAGTGGACATATCTGCTCTGCGCGGTCGCATGCTTGATTTTGCCAGAAGTGGCAAGGGCCGGATCAATGAGGTGTGGGGCGGAGACCTGGCGTCCTACGAAAAGGACGTCATGCAGTACCTGGACAACCATGCCAACGAAAGGCCGGGGGAGACAGGGATCGGGATCGATAAGCGCAATGCGATCAACTACCTATTCGGCATCACAAACATTGCCAACAAAAATGCGAATCCGATGTACGCAGCCGAAGGTCGTCCAGCCGGGAGCCTGGTGAAATCTTATCGCCTGGACCGTATTGCCAACTCTCGCGATACAGGGCGTACAGGATTCTTCTTCGACTACCAGAAACAGGCTGCGAACTTGGCGCCGGGCGAACCAATTAGATCGGCAAAGTCTGACGGAGAATACATGGCTGCTGTTAAAAATGGCGACTTGGAGACAGCGCAGAAAATGGTGGACGAAGTAGCAGCTTCTTCTGGATACAATCTTACAAACCAATGGCATCAGTCTAAGGAATCAGCAACTACTTTTGACCCGAGATACCGAACTGAACTATCTAGCATGGGATTCCACTTTGGAACAAAGGAACAGGCGGAATTTAGATCTACTCAATACGATTACAGAGGCGGACTAAAGCCATCCTTGCGTCGCTTTAGTTTGCAAATCAAAAACCCATACGAAGTAACTCACATGGGTTCGTTTGCTCCAGATCATCTGGCCGACAAGATGATTACGGATGGAATTCTTAGTGAGAGTGCATACGAAAGACTACCAGGATTTACGGAACAGGAAATTGGATCGAAACTTGTTAAGATTCTGAAGAAAAATGGATATGACGGATTGGTATATAAAAATGAACGTGAGGGTGCTGGTTTGTCATACGTTGCATTCGATCCATCTCAGATCAAATCCGCCGACCCTGTCACCTACGACGCCAGGGGTAACGTCATTCCGCTTTCAATGAGATTTAATCCAGAATCAAAGGACATTCGTTTTTCTCCTGCAACTCCACCAGCAAGGGCCCAACTAACTGATGAAGAGTTTACCGCAACGCTTCGCCAGGCAGCCGGGAATCCAGAGAAAAACCTCAACCTTCGGCTAGCAAGGCGAGAAGGCACTGGTGTGGCAAAGAATAAACTCACTGAATTTACTACCAGAGATGGAAAGCCAATTGTAATTGGATCTAGCGCTGAAGATGGTGGTAAACCATTTTCTGCTTGGCAACGAGAAACAAACGCATGGTTAACTTCCGACGAAATCGGCAAATTCCGCAAATGGTACGATGACTTGCCACAGGAATTTAGGGGAAGATTCGACGAAGACCCAGGACGTTACATGGTTTCTTGGCTTGCTGGCCAACAGAACGCATCTCCAGGCCAGGCTCTTGGAATTATGTTTAGGGCCATGGACAGGATCGATGGCATCATTAGCGTTAACGAAAAGACAGGAAAACTTCTCAAGGGTGGACTTGCCGACGACAAGGTAGAAGCAATTCTGCGAGGGAAAACCCCGGAGGGCGGGTATGGGCCTAAGTTAACAGATTTTGCAGATGCCGGTCTTGGCAGATCTTCACGATCGTTCATGGGGGACGATCCCCGAGGAGGGCAACCGTTTGTAGCTGATGTTCACACTGGACGCGATAGTGGTCACGTCGATCAGCAAACATTGACTCGATTAATTTCCCTTTCTGAAGACAACAATCTTTTTATGAATGGCAAACCAGTTTCGCTCAAGGCATCTGAATTCAAGGTTGTTTCGGCCAATGGGAAAACAACGAAGGTTCCCGAGAAAGTGGTAATTCAGCAACCCGGTGAAAAATCTTCTACAATTTTCGCTGACATGCGCGGGAGCCCCGGGGCGAATCAATACGAAGGAATTTCAGTTTGGGGAAATAAGCTCACAGATTTTCTGAATGAACAAAACTGGGAGGGAGGCAATTGGAAACCCGCCCAGGCGCAGGCTGTTGGATGGATGAGAATATTGCGTCAATACGGACTTAACGAGGGAACGTCTGAGGGCTCGTTTCGGACGAACACAAGAGACATTTATGCCGAAGTCAACTACAGTTCCGGAGCAGTTCTGCCAAGGATGTTTCCAGAATTTGGCAAACTTACGCCAGATCAACAGGCTTCAATTACTTCTTCTGTAATAGAAAAGACGGTAAATGATCTCGTCGGAATTATTGGGGGATCTTTAAGGAAAGTAAGTATCACGTCCGGGAAGGGTTATTTTGGTGGAGAGGCATCTCCGGCAATGATGATTCGGGCAATGGGGAGCAAGGAAGTTGCTGACATGCTTACGGTCGGTCTGGCGTATGTCTCTGAGCAGACCATGGCAATGTCTGTTATCAATGGGCAGGGAGGAAGGGCGAGTAATGGAATTTACATTCGCAAACTTGATAAAACTCCATTCACCCAGGAAAATCTTAATGCCTTGGCAAAAATGGATCAGATCAAGGGCATGAATGCATTTCCTGTGGACGGATATGACACAATTTTCATTGCAGATGCGGGGAAGGATTTCGCTCCAAAGGGATTTACAGAGGAAAAAGCAATTTCCCTTAGAGACGTGATGGCTAAATGGGTGCGAGAACAAGGCTTGGGCAAGGTTGACATTAGGCCGACTCCGTGCAAGATTGAGTCCTATGGCCAGAATTATAGAGAACAACCCTCCGGAAATTCATTCCTTCGTCTTTTTGACGCCAGAGGAGGCGGTAAAAGAATTCGGAGGCTCATTCAGTATCGTGGGGAATACGTCAAAAACCTCCGAGAAGCCTTTGCAAAGTTTGCCCCAGAGCAACCAATCCGAAAAGAAGATCCAGAAGTCAGATCAAAAATAACGGAAGCTCAAAAAGAAATTCTGCTTGAGGTAGAGCTCAATCGCAGAAGGCTTGAAAAGATAAAAGAAGGCGAAAAATCTGGTTTAATTAAAAAGCAGTTGGAGGCAGAAAAACAACCATCCGTCGGAATCAATATTAACGACTCGTCTCAAGATTTTACAGGCCAGATTTTAGCTGGGGAAAAGACGATTGAAACAAGGGACTCTGACAGTTTACGACCTTACGTTGGGAAGCGCGTTGGAATTGTAAGAACAGGGGTAGGGAAAGCAGAACTTGTTGGATACGCGACAATAGGAGAACCAGTGATTTACAAAAACCAAGCTCAATTCAAGGCAGATCAAGGCAAGCATCTTGTGGCTAGCGGATCTGAGTTTGATATTAAAAGGGGCGGAGTAAAGTATGGTTATCCAATTTCAGATGTTGAGAAGACAGGGCCAACGCCTGTGAAATCA